TCGGACCAGCCACGGACATGGAGTCGAAAAGGCTCTGAACGTCAGTGTTCGCCTGTGCCTGTGCCACCGTGAACATGTCGGCATACTTGGTTGCCTCGGATGCATCGGCGCCGAAAGCCTTTAAGGTGTTGCCGAGGCCTCCGGTCACAGCGTTGAGATCTGTAGCGGTGCCTGCCGCTAGGTTGAGGGACGGCGTCAGCATATCAACGGCCTGCTTGGCGTCCCAGCCCTGTCTGGCGTAGTTAACAAGGGCGCCGGAACCTTCCTGCATGGAGTAGATGGAGTTGGCCATCGCGTCCTTCAGGGCGCCTTCAAGGTCTGCGGTTGCCCACTTGGCCTCGCCCATGGTCGCCTCGACCATCTTAAGGTTCTTGCTGACGTCCTCAAAAGACTTGTACGACACCGCTCCCATGCCGATGATCGGCGCGGTAACAGCTGCGGTCAGAGTCTTACCGGCGCTGATATATCCCTCTCCAACCTTCTCAAACTGCTTGCGGACGCGGTTGCCCTGCCTGGACGCCTCGCCCATGGCCTTTATGCAGTTGGACAGCGGCTTTGAAAATTCATCGCGCATCCTAAAGATGGCGTCCACTACCCGGTTAGCCATGCTCGGCCTCCTTCTCTGCCTTCAGACGTTCCTCGACTTCCTGCCGCAGGAAAACCCGTGTTATCAGTTTCTCCCCGGGAAGCATGTTGAGGTACTTCCCGGGGTTCCAGCCTTTTTCGCGGAAAAGCAGATAAGCGGCATTGACATCTGCATCCGCATAGATCAGTTTTTTACTTCGGTCTCCGTCTCAGCCCCGTACCCGGACAGCTGCATGATGATGCCGGCCATCTGGGCGATCTCGCCGCCGGAAAAGACCTTTTCGGCGAGTTCCTTAGGGGTTGCCGCGCCGAAGTGTTTCTGGAGGGGTCTGTCAGACAGATCCGGCTCCACAACTCCGGCACAGATTGTCATCAGATTGGCGTCAAACGCCTTGCTGATGTCGACATTTCCGCTGTTGTCCGCGCCCGTGGACAGGATCTCAATCGCCCGTCTCGCGGGGATTGCCCGCAGGGTCACGTTAAACGGCTCCCCGGTCATCTCGGAGAGCCGCTTAAGTTCGATGGTCTTTTCGGGCAGTGCTTCGATCCTGCCACGGTCAACGGACATCAGAAGTTCTACTGCATTCATTGGGATACCTCCTTAGTGGTTGCAAAGGTTACGCGGCGTCCAGGATTGCCCAGTCACCGAAGTTGAAGCTGTAGCTCTCCTCGCCCACGGATCCGCGCTCCCAGTCTGCAAGAATGGACTTCTCGAAAACGCAGTCATAGCAGACGATGCGCTCGGAGCCTTCCGCGTTCGGATCATCCAGCTTGCTCATGATGGTGAAGCGCGGAGCCACGCCCTTCTTGAGGGAATCCGCGATCTTCTTCATGATGTAGGAGCTGACCTTGTGCAGGACAACTTCGCCGGAGCCTTCGATCTCGGTCATCTTCTTGCCCTTCATCAGGCTTCTGACTCTCGAGATATCCTCATAGCTGATGTTGATCTCAGCCCGGAAGGACTTGACCTCAGCCATGTACTCGCCGTCAAACCACACCTCTCCCCAGTTGCCCAGGAAGACCTGTTCGTCAGTAAATCCAGTCATCTTGTACCTCCTTAGATGTAGATCTCGAGGTCGATGTCCTCGATGGCGTCAAGCAGAGCAACAGTCGCCCGCAGGAAGACATGGGAGCCAGTGTTGCCGCGCTTCACCTGGTCATCGGTGGCGTCCTCCAGGGAGATCCGCTCGCCGTCCACGATGAAGAAGCCGCCCTGGCTCTTGAAGTAGGTCCGCTGGGCCTCCAGGTCGATCTCACAGCTCGCGGAATCGATCACGCCGTCTCTCTGAAGAGCCGCGAAGTATCCCTCGATGGCGCTGATCAGCAGGCACTTGTTGTCGTAATTGTTGACATACTTGCCGATGTAGCTGTCCTGCGCGGTCATGGAGATGTCGTCGCGGATCATGTCCATGGCTTCGACCAGCTTGATCTTCTTGAAGCTGTCGCCCTTGGTGGTGCTGGTGGAGACCAGGGAGTTGACACCACGGCACACCTTGACCTTCTCACCGTCCCACATGAGGACCAGCTTACCGGCATTGACGGCCTCATCCAGCTCGGTCTTGGTCATGCGCTGGCAGTCAGCCATCTCCAGCAGAGGAGCATAAGTGCAGGCCATGGTGAGCGGAGTTCCGGCGATGATACCGGCGATTCTGGCGCAGAGGCCCTCGGCGGTGATCGTCTGGGTAGTGTTGTCGTCCGCGAGATAGGTCGCAGTGCAGGCCACGTTGATGATCGCCTCGTCATCTGCGGCGGTGTTCGGCAGGACGGCCTTGTAGCTCGCCTTGTTGTTGGTGCGCTGGGACTTAATCCAGCTTGCGATGGTAGAGGCCACGCCATCCGTGGTCGCGGTCGGGGCCACAAGGTAGTCCCACTTGTAGGTAGCAAGCTCGGTAAGGGCCGCATTATAAGCGGTCTCCTCCGCGCCCTCAGACGCCGCGATGACCTTCAAGAGGACCTTTCTCGGCGCGTTCTGGTAGCCCATCAGGGCAAAACGGAGCTGGAGCTTACCGGCCGCCGACAGGGTCTCCGGGATATCGGTCACATCAAGGATGGTCTGCACGCCACTGACGGCGGTATCCTCCTTGAGGATCATGGCGATGGTGCCGCGTTCACCCCTGCGGATCGCGCTGATCGCCTGCTCAATAAAGGCAATGTTTACGCTGGGTGCATTCATATTCATTCACCTCGTTCTGTTAGCGTGTTGACAGTTACTTCTACATCTTCCATGATGTCGCCGTCTTCGGTTCGCCCGCCGATCTCCGGGACCGCATAGAAGTTGACGGTCACCTGCATGACATCCTCACGCTCGTCTATCCATGCCTGGTCGATGGACTGGATGACCAGGGCCTTGCCCCTGCTGACGGTCAGCTTCGAGCCAAAGCCCTGCCGGATAGTGTCAAGCACTCCGAGGCAGTAAGCCTCATCGTGTGTGACCTCCAGCAGCGTGATGATGTAAGAGTAGCCGTACTCATACTGGTATCTTCCCGGGCGCGACAGAGTGAAGACGAGCAACTCCGTGAAAAAGCCGGGCCGCTTGTAGCCGTCCAGCACGGTGTTGCCGTAGACCGGCAAGCCCGGGAACAGCTCGGACAGCTTGCCGTTGCAGGCGGCCTTCACTGCTTTTGCCGTGTATCTCATAGATTTTGCTCCTTCAGCATCTTGTCGACATGCTTGCTCATGGCCTCGGCCATCTTGCCGTCGTAGGATGCCGCCGTCCTGGCCACATAGTGCTTACCAGCCACAAAACCGCCGGTGTTGTGACCGTTGATCCACTTGGCGTGCCCGTTTTCCACAAGGTGCCAGTGCGGAGCCTTGCACCGGACCGTGATACCGATGGTCAGACCGGACTCTCCGTCCTCGCGCTTACGCTCCCACTCCTTTGGGCTGTTGAGCGGGCGCTTGCCGCTCGAATAGCTCCCCGGCATACTGGCGGTGATGTCCTTAATAAAGGAACCGGCCAGCCGTCTGACCGCTGCCTCCGTCTTGTCCGGGTACTTGTCCAGCACGGCCTGCACATCCCTCTGCAGCTCCTTAAGGCCCTCAAAGCGCAACTCATAATTAGCCATGGAGTATTACCCGGTCCTTTCTCTCGACACAGGTCAGCTCCAGAGCGACATGCTGCTCGTCGATGTCCACCATGCCAGTGATGTCAAACTGCCGGTCGCCCCGGACGAGTACATCCTTCTGGGTGACGTCAGCCTTGTACCGGATGATGATGCGGTACGTGACCACATCAGCGGTCTGGTTGGCCTCCACTCGCTCGTAGGCACGCAGTGGGTGGATCTCGGCCCACACATCAGCATGTTTAAGATTCAGACTTGTCACGTGCTGACCAAGCTCATCCAGGACGTCCTGATAGCCGTATATCTGGACGCGCTTGTTGAGCCGTCCTGCATCAAGGCTGTACATCGGCGTCCTCCTCTACGGTAGGCACAAGGTTGACGGCATGAAGGTTGAGGATGCTCTCCACAGTCCGGTTGGGTGTAATGCTCGCCTTGCTACCGCCCATGTACATATCCTTGTTGGTGTACATATCTCCGGCAAGGCACAGCACCGCCACCGCCGTCTCTGGATGCTCATCCAGCTCCGCTTCCGTTAACCCCGTGTAGGCACAGGCGTAGGACTTAGCGGACCCGAGATAGGCGGTCAGCAGTGCCGACTCCGTGTCCGTCACGTCCTCCGCATCGATATGCAGATAGCTGATAAGGTCGCTTACCCCAAGTCCGCTTACAGTCATGTCACACCTTCTTCTTTGTCGTTTTCTTCGTAGCCTTGACCGGTTCGTCCACGGGTTCAGCGTATCCGGCCCGAATCACATCGGCCGCGATGGCCTCCGGGAGATCTACGACCTCACCGGAAGCCGCGCCGAAACCGATACCGGCAAAGGCGATATTTGCCTTGACCTTCATCAAGCCATCACAAGGACGGCTGCGGCCTGCTGGTTCTGGACCTTGCAGTCAGCCTCATACCACGCGACAACACCGACAGCGTGCTGGACAGCATACCTCTCGTTGAGGACCTGGACGGAATCCTCGACCAGCTTGGTCGCAAGTGCCTCTGCCGGGTTGACATAGAAGACGGCGCGCTTGCCGGTTGCCATTGCGTCTGCCTGATCGGAAGTGTAGACCGGCTTGCCGAGCAGTCTGCCAGCAAAGCCGCCTTCGATGGAAGCGTTCAGCTCATAATTGGAAGTGCCGGCAAGCACCTTCTTGATGGCAGTCCAGGTAGCCGGAGCCATGACCCAGATCGCACCGCCCTGATATGCGGACTTGAGGGCATCCTGCAGAGCGATCAGGTCGTTGACTGCAATTGCGGAAGCCGCTGCAGCGGTCACGGTGTTGGTCGCGCCGGACAGGCCGAGGATCTTGCCGGAAGTGCCCTGGATGATCTCGTGGTCGATGAAGACTGCGACGGCCGCCGCGATCTTTCTGATGACGAAGTTCACAAGATCGAAGTCAGTCGCATTGATCAGGCTCTTGGAGATCTTGCAGAGCACGCCTGCCAGGTGGCCGGTCAGATCGACAGACAGAAGGGTCGCATCCTTCGCCTCGAGGTCGGTAAACTCGGTAGCGTATGCCACTGCGATGTGATCGCTCGCACCGTCCACATACGGGATGGACAGCTGGCCGCGGACGTTGAACTTTTCAGACATCCGGTACAGCGGGGAGATGTCCTTGACCGCGTCGATGATCTTGTTGGCGATGGTCTTCGGGATGACGGCGCCGTTGGCGGTCTTGGTGATGTTTGCGTCTCCTGCTCTGTTGCGGATGATGTCCGCAAAGGTTCTGATCTCCAGCTCCTCGGTGGAAAGCTCCGGGGTCACAACTTTGTTCTCTTCCATGGTTCTCTTCTCCTCTTCTTCGACGGGCTTAAGCTCGCGGGTGCGGTTGATAGCTTTAACAGTTGCGTCAATTCCCTCGACAGTCCTCTCAAGCTCAGAAAAGCGAGCACTCTCCTCCTCGGAAAAGGCTCTCTTCTCTTCCTTGACGGTCTCCGTCAGGGTTTCCATTTCGGACAGAGCAGCTTCGCGCTGCTCAGCCAGCGTCTTAAGATCGTTCATGGTTTCCCCTTTCTTAAAAAAAGAGAGACCTTATCGGTCCCTCAGTTTCTTGATCCTATTGTCGTAATCGCTGTAGTCGATGCACCGCTCTTCATGCTCCGGTGCTTCCGGTTCCGGCGTGTCTTCGGTGATATCCGTAAAGACCACGTCGTTGTCCATCGTGCGGAGCATCAGCACCTCAGGCTCATCGTTTGCCCTGGCGTGAACACTCGTACCGGCATATACCGGAATTCGGGTATCGTCAGCCAGTGTGACTTCTCGAAGATCCATCTCCGTCACGATCCGCACCCGACCAGAGTCGGAGTACTCATCCTTGTAGTCGAGCAGCCGAAAGCCGAAGCTCCAGCCGGACAGCTTGTGCGTTCTTGCCTTCTCCACTACCTCTGGATCAGTGATGGTAGCAACTGCATGGAGTCCAATGCTGTCCTCTTCAAGCTCTGCAGTAATGCCGTCCTGCGCGATCACTCGGGTCTGATCATGATTCAGCAAGATCGGGATGGTATATCCGGCGTCCCGCTTCTCCTGCAAGGCTTTTCCAAACACACCGGGCTGGATCCGCTCCCTGATCGGGTAGCCGTCCTCATCGGTGATCAGCCGGGAATTGCGGTCAACGGCATTGACATATCCCTCGATCTCGACAGAATCACTTCTAAGCTTTACCTTCATTTTGTGGCACCTCCTTTCCGGGTCCGCGCACTTCCTGGATCCTGAGCCGGTGCCTGCGTTGTAGGCGCGGGCGCGTCCTTAGGATCCGTTCCCTGCTGTTCCCGAATAGAACCCCACATACCCGTGTTCGGCGTGTAAATGCCGCCGGACTCCGGGTTATAAAGGACATCCTGTAGTCCGAGCTTGATAAACGGCATGTCGAGAGACTCGAGATTTTCCCTCTTGCGGACCTCGTCCACCTGCATGAAGCCGTTCTTGATCGCCACGCCCCATGCCTCAAAGCGTGTCTTAACGTCACCCTTTGTCAGCTCGGTAACATCGGGTGCGAAGTAGTAGGTCCCCTTCTCACGTTCCAGGAGCAGGTCGCGATTCAGCGCCGTGGTAAATGAGTCCATAATTGGCAGGATGCAGTACTGTACAAAGGACAGCCAGTCCCTCTCCGATGCCCCGCCGGACAAAATTGCGGGCGGAATTGCGAAAAGCTTGCAAATTTCGAGGGCATTCTGCTTTTTGTTCTCAGCAAGCTGGGATTCCACGGCGGTGTTGCTGGCCTCCTGGAACTTGACGCCGTCATTCAATACGATTGCATTTTCGTTGTCATCGGAGTACAGCTTGTTGAAGGCCGTCTTCAGAGTGTTCACGGCATCCTGGGACAGCTTGTGATCGGCCTGGAGAAAGCCCTTTTTGTTCCCGCCCCTCTTCAACATGTTGTTCTCGAAGAGCAGGGTGTTGTAGCCGATCCGCAGGGTGTCCTGGTATTCATCGACCGCGCTGATCCCTCGGTAGCCGTTCTTTGTCCGGCGGAGGAGCTTCAGGAAGCGATAGCCCTCATACACCTTGCCGCCAACCACGACCTTATAGTCCTTCATGATCGGGTCGACCGACTCCGTGAAGCTGACTTTATCTGCCTCCACATAGTGCAGAGACACCCAGCGGCCGCCGCTCTTGTTGATGTAGGCATACCCGCCCTTGTTGGTCAGATAGTCGTAGACCATGGCGCGCTTGAAGTCCGAGCCGGTCAGTGTGTCCCGCGTGTCGTCATTCAGCAGACGGACCCGCGGATCCTTGTCCACACTGACCACGGACTCCCCGTCCTTGCGGTACAGCCGGATCGGGATGATGCTCACCGTGTCACAGATCCGGTTAACGCATCCTGCAAAAGTCGGGATGTTCATCGCCTTTTCGATGTCGATGACACCCTTTGCCAGCCACGCAGACAGCAGGACATCATTCAGTTTGATGCTGTCCGTCTCAGGGTTGTACGTTCTTTTTTCTTCTTTTCTCGTAAAGGGCCACATCATGCACCTCACAAAACTTGGACGACAAAGCCGTCGTTATACAGGATATCCTGCTGGAGCAGGTAGATCGCGTTGATCAGCGCCACCACCATGTCGACCTTGCCAGCGGATTTTTTCTTGTTGACGTACTTGTTCAAATTGGTGTCTTCCGTGCACCTGGCGTTCTGAAAGTTGATCTCCAGGAGCCGATTGGCGTCGTATCTGAAATTACCTTCCAGAATCTTTTCGTGCAGGAGCTTGGTCGGCGCGTGAAGCACGGAGCTGTGCTGCTTGATCTCTACACAGGTCATGCTCTCGGCCTCCAGTTTCTGCACTGTACTGATGGCGTTGTATCGGTCATATCCGACCTGCACCACCTCGACACCGAGGCGCTTCTCAAGGGTCAGAATGTACTGCTCCACAACGGAGTAGTCGATGACCTCGTCTCCGCATGGAGTACACTCGCCGGCCTTTGCACACCGACGGTAGTCCACCTTCTCCTTGGCGCTCTTCAAATCGACGGCGCCCTCCGGCAGGAAAGCCATGACATTAGCGCAGATCACGCCGTTGTCATCCGTCACCATCGCAACGGCCGTGTTGTCGTTGGTCTGAGACAGGTCAAGGCCGAGCCAGACCCGCCGTCCACGCCACCATGACAGATCTGCCTCTCTCCTGCACGCCTTGACCTTCTGGACGTCGATGTACCCTTCCGTGCCGAGGCCCTTGTACAAGATGTTGCAGTGCTTGCATAAAAAATTCTCCCGCTTGTTCTCGTAGAGAGTAGCGAGAGAACGCTTTTTCCTAAGCTCTGCCATGATATAGTCATAGTCCAGGGCCACCGGATTGCTTTGGTACAGCACCCGGTCATCTTCCATCCAGTTGTCGCCCTGCTGAAGCTCTTGATCCGGCTCGTACAGCAGAGAGAAGGTCCGCCGGTCATCCAGCAGGCCGTCAAGGGTCTTCTTGGCGATGTCGATTTCATCGATTAACACGTTGTTGTCATTCGGATACTGGGTGCTGATGATGATACCCAGTTTGTTCCGCAGAGTGATCTGTGAGGACCTCATGGCCTCAACCGGATACTCATCCAGGGCGCCGGCCTCATCGGCCAGGAATGCATTAGCCATGCGGCCGTCCATGCTGTCCTGGCTGTACGCTAGCGGCGTGTACTCGTTGTCGTTCAGACGGCAGATGACCTGCGACCTAAGAATCTTAAAAGCAGGATCCAGCTCGTCGATCAGCACCGGAGAGGACTTGATGATCTTTCGGATTGCCAGCTTAAGCTCCGATGACAGCGCCAGATCGGGAGCAACAGAGAAGAACCTGGAAAACGGCGGCTCCATTAGCAGCAGAAGGATAAAAATAACCGCGCTGACAAAGGTCTTGAAGTTCTTCCGGCTTATCTCTAGCAGCACGGTGGTGTAGAACCGGATCTCCGGGTCACTTCTCAGCCTGGTCCCGAAAATGGCTGTGATCAGAAAACGCTGGTACCGTTCCAGGCTTTCAGACATCGGCTTGTGCAAGTCCGGGTGAATCAGCAGCTTAAGGAGCTTCTCCATCTTTCCGATGGCCTTCTCATCCACGATTGCGTCTGGGTCATCGCCGTCAGCAATGCCGATCCAGCTTGCCGCCTGCTTCTTCACATAGTGCGGAACCTTGTCGTTTCCGTCCTCAAGGCACCACTTCGCATAGGAATACGCCGGGCCGTCCTTAACCACTGAGGGCCTCCATCAAAGGATTCTTAGCCTTATCCGGCTTCTTCGGAATGCTCCTGAGCGCCGATGCGATGGTCATCACGTTTTCCTTCTCGATGTCCATCATCATCTTTCGCCTGCTCATCAGATCCCGGTCGCAATTACTGGCGAGCTTATAAAACGCGAGGGCATCCTTCGGATCCTCGGCCCTGTCGCCGGCCTCCTCCAGCTTTGCCTGCCTGCGTTCCATTGCCAGGCACTCAGCATGCAGAAGGCAGTATCGGTTGATCGTCTGTGAGTAGATAGCGTCATCCTTATCAATCGCCAGGAAGAGCTTCTTCAGCCGGATAAACTCCTTGTGTGCGTCCTCGTTGGCCCGCACCTCGGCGCTTTCCTTCATCGCCTCCCCGGTCAGCATGCCTTCTTCGCCCTGCTTCCGAAAAGCCAGCTCCTGCTTGGTCTTTCTCAGCTTCTTATTGTCAACAGCCAGTATTGCTACTGGTCGCGCTACTTGCGGCATATCATACCTCCCGGGTCTGAAAAACGATTTTATTGTTTTTTGAGGTTAGGCGTCGGTCGGGTAATCGCTGAAAAATGGCCAAA